CGGTTCTTTTGGTCTGCTGGACTAAGGGGCCCGACCTAATAAATTAAGGTCGGGTGCCGGCATCGAGCAGTATGACGTACGCCAATCGGCGCACGTCCGCCTGGAGACACGGAAAGAAAACTTACCCGACGAAACGTCGAATAGGGATCCTTTCCTCATCGAAGGACTAGCATACATTGAGTAGCGATCTACCGTTGGCGTAGCACGAAGCTGCGCCATGATCTTCCTGAAAAGGAAGTCTTTAGGGTAAATCGCCCGCGGCACAGTGGTGATGCTCTTATATTCATAACGAGCATTTGACCATATACCGCGATTTGGTGTATGCCAATAAGAATCGAACTCGGTATCCGAGCACGGTCCCTCCGGGGGCTTCGTTCGGAACCACTTTCCAAAAGGAAAGTGGTCATCGAAATCCACCTCGGGAAAATACAGCGAGAAGTAACGAAACAACCTATTACGGTCGTTAAGAAGCTTCTTTGCTGTATTCGGCTCTTCCTTAAGGAAGACCGGCCTTACATTTCGTCCATGAAACCAATCGGCTCCGCAGGATTCCTTGAAGTGACCTGACAAAAAACTTTTGTCAGTGTTTACTTGGAATCCGCAGAGCTCGAGGTTATAGATCACTTCATTTGCTATAGCAGCGGGAACGACGATGTCGTCCCCAAAGATAGCAATCCACTTGCGTGGGAAGTGCCCGTAATACTCGACCGCCACACCATAGGTGATGGCGGCGAATATCAAGGACTCGATCGCAAAGGTGGTCCCGTTTCCCATAGAGGACAGCTTACTGTACCGAAAGGTATCAGTACCATAGCTGCCCTTAGGTGAGCGGAGATCACAAAGATAATCATACCAATCAGACGGCAAAAGCATCTTAGCGATGCGGAGGCTAACTGTATCACTCGCATTTGCGAGATCTATAGTAGCAGCTAGGTCAGGATTTAATGACCCAGCCCCAGAGAGGATGATGTTCTTATCTTGCGAATCAAGATCTATACCCCAGCGTCGAAGTCTTTTCCTAATATAGGAATCGACTCCAAGCTGGAGACATACATTGAGATTATTCTCAATGGCTATAGGGCGGTCTTTACGACCGTCCTTAGGGACAGTAGTAACCTTGTTCGTGTCGTTCAAAACGATCACGTCGCTCCAAAATTGATCCCAATTGAGGACGGCCCACTTGTCGATATCGTACTTAGTCCTGTACGAATCTTCGAGTGCGCCTAACCAACGGGGATCAGAGCGAATAAGGTTGATGGAATGTCTAAGAGCCCTAGTAGTACTACGGTACGGCCATTCAGCGTTCTTAAAGAACACTGAACGGGACGTATAGGTATTACTAGTTGAACTCCCAGGTCCATGCCGACAACCATCAAGGATGTCAGCGTCCGGAGTCGGCTCCAAGGTTGTGTTTATGAAATGACGCGCGTGAGAAATCACGCGACTTTCATTTCCAGCACAATCGAGGAGTCTCCGCCAGCCCGTAGTGTTAAACTGCGAGCAGGCTTTGTCAGCTGCATGAAAATTGCTAATCGCAATTTCCTGTAGCCGACAACGATCATCCGTACGCTGGTACTTCTTGATGATGCTAGCCACGAGAAGTTGTGCACGCAACGCGTGCACAGACTCACTCACCTCAACAGGAATACACTGGTGCCCGTCGAGATTTGAGTAATAAGACTCCCAATCGCGCCGACGGATTATATCCGTCGCACGGTCGTGAAAGTCATCACTCAAGTAACTAGAGAGCGCATTAACTGCGCTCTGGGCGATTACCCAAGGGTAATCACCCGGGATCCTAACAGGGGGGTTAACCTCCCTGCTTCGGATCGTCTTCCGAACGAACCGCTTTGCGCGGAGCGTCGGACTCTTCGGAGCTTTTCGCTTCATAATCTAATCTTTGTTTCAAAGTTAGTGTTATGCGCCTTGCAATCCAAGGAATGCAGGGGCGTAGGATCGAAATGACGATCTTGGTGATTTTGTTATATTTCACCCAGATCGCACAGATCGGCCGAAACAGCGTCTAGGTCCAAGAAGGACACTATACGCTGGCGAAGATGCTGCGTTTGGGCAGCAGTGGTCCCAAGAGGCACGGAGAAACTAACCTCACCAATTAGTGGTAGGGTAATGTCCCCGGTTCCGCTTGCATTAGAAACTTCAATGTCTTCAGTGAACTTCACTGTGACACGTAGGTTTCCCCGGCTTTCACCGTTGCGCTTAGGCGCAGTACGGTAGAGCTGGAATTGCTCGCGTGCATCGAGGGCGTGCCCCGAACCCACATAAGTGGTTCGGTTGGCAGTTTCTTCGTAACGATTATACACCTCGTTAGAGGCGTTATCATCGTTGGCTGCATCAACACTCAGTGTGATGGTATTGTCTTGCATGGTATTTTACCTTTGTTTTGTTAAGATACTTCATCGGTATTGACGAAGCAGAGCTAGGATGTCGACCAATTTGCTGGCGTTTAAACGAACGTTTAAACTAGGAACCAGCGATCGGTCTGGATGCGCATATCGAGTCACAGTCCGTTTATATTCGGAACGCGTAAAGGGGCCAGCATTTATTGTCTGGCTCCAATCCGATCGCTTCGGTGTTACCGAAGCGAGCGTATTCGCGCGAACGACGATGTCGTCTACAGTGACCCATGAACCTAGAACTCGAAACCCCGCTTCCGGGGTCCAAGAAGCTAATGTATCTCCGACGTTAAAGAACCAGTCTATAACGAAACTGAAGGGAACGAGTTCCCAAGCAGTTTCAAAGGGTTTATTCAACCCAAAGGCTGTTTCCACACCGATAGAATCCATTAGAACATCAACTAGCACACCAGCGTTAACCTTCACATGACGTGAAGCGCTTCGCGCAATGGTGCGATCCGCAGTGGACCAGTTAGTAGCGTTAGCCGTATCCGAGGTAGAATCCTCGGACTCGACAAATGACCTATAGCTGGCCCTGGGCTTATCTCCGTAGGTGCTGAATGCTTCAATAGCATTCTTTACTTCATAGAAGATAGGCCGGATGCCGTATCGATACTCAAGCCACGCATTAGCGGCTTGAGCTGAAGTCATAAGGCCTTGAGCAAGCTTCTTCTTGACGGCTAAGCCGCCGCGAAGAAACTTGAAGGCCCTACGATACAGATTCGTTACGGTTCGAATCGTTTCCTTAGCTTCGGCCGCACTGGCCAAAGCAAGGAAGGACGATTGATTGATGTTAGCGTAAGAGGCAGAAACGGCCTGATCGACTAAGCTATCGATATTAATCGACGGCGTACCGATGAAGCCTATCAATCCAGATCCATCACTTAATAATAATTCGTGATTGGATGTACCGGACTGATACTGCACTAGGGTACCGTCACTAATCCTATAACCAATATTGGTATAGGCCTCGACGGATCCTTCAGTGATGTGTGTGACCGATTTCATATCGTTCATAAACACCTCACCTCGCGCTTTTCTAGCAGCGAAGTTAGGAATGACATTATCGTCAAACGATTTACTGGAAGTCAGCACCGGAATGGTGCCTCCATTGGAGCCACTCAATGTGGTGAGATGCCAGTCTTCGTAAACAATAACGTCGTCCAAACTTCGGGATCGAGTTGTATTTAGTGGTCTCATATATTATACTGCGTTGGGTAGTAACCCTCGGCAGAAGAGACCGCCAATACTAAGGTTACAAAACCAATAGTTCTATAACCTCACATCCGGGCACTTAATGTCCCCGGGGGTCAGGCACGGTGAAGAGTTGCTCCTCACCAAGGTGCTCCCG